CAAATAATTAATAACGCAGTTAATGAAAGAGGGAGTAGAAATCTAATATAATGTCTGGTGCTTTTCCAATATCAACTTCTAAATTTGAAACTTTAGGAATAAAGTCTATTCAAAATACTATTATATCTAAATCTGTTTCAGGTAAAAAACTTGCAAGACAAATAGATAATCAAAGGTTTGCATTTACAGTTCGTATTATTACAGGAACTAGATCAGATGTTTATGGAGAGTTAATGGCTTTTATAATGAAACAAAGATCAGGCAAAGAAAACTTTACAATAATTCCACCAGAAATAGAAGATGCTAGAGGTAATGAAACAAACACAGTTTTAGTTAATGGTGTTCATGCAGTTGGAGATACAACGATTGCTATGGACGGACACCACAATGATAATCCACACGCATTTAAAGCTGGAGATTTTATTAAGTTTGCATCACACGATAAAGTTTATATGGTAGTTGCAGATGTTCAAGCATCTAGTAATGCTTCAACAGTTACAATAGAGCCACCTTTACTTACAGCACTTGCAGATAATTCAGTAGTTACTTATGATAATGTTCCTTTTACAGTACACTTAACAAATGATATTCAAGAATTTGGTGCAGTAGGAACAGCAAAAGATGGTGCGTTTTTATACCAATATGAATTTGATGTAGAAGAATCTTTATAGTGAAAAAGTATAAAATAACTCACAAGATAACTGCCGATTTTATTGCCGAAGCTATTGTCAATGAAGATGAAATTGATAGTAATATTAATGATCTAAAAGAGTATAAGAAACCTAATAGCAAATTTGATTATACTATGTTAAAAGGTTCAGAAAGTGTAACACAAACAACTTACGAGGAATATGACGAGAAGTCTGACAACAGCAGTAAAGAACGAATTAGCAACAAATGATATTCGACCAGTACATCTTATCACTATTAGCTTTGGTACTCCTGTTAATATCACTGATTGTTCATTTCCATTAACATCATCAGTATCAGGCTCATCAGTTACATACGCAGCTAGTGATTTTATATTAGGTATATCTAATCATACAGAAGAAACAGATGTAACCAAATCAAGTGTAAGTATTAGTTTATCAGGTGCAGACCAAACATTTATCTCAACAGTATTAAATGAAAATGTCGTTAATGATAATGTAGATATTTTTAGAGGTTTTTTAAATGATTCTAATGGTTTAATAGCTGACCCATTTTTATTATATCGAGGTAAAATAGAAAGTTTTGAAATACAAGAGGGAGAAAAGGATAGTACAGTTAATTTGTCGATTGTATCACATTGGGCAGACTTTGAAAAAAAGAATGGTCGTAAAACTAATAATACATCACAACAAAGATTCTTTAGTACAGATGTTGGTATGGATTTTGCATCTCAAACAGTACAAGATATTAAATGGGGTAGAGCATAATGTATAATTGGTTTGATAGATTACTAATTAAAATAGCAAAGAAAATTTTAAATAGATATGCACCAAAAAACGAGTTTATTGCTTATATAAATAAAAAAGAAGAAGAATATCTTAAAAAAATTGGTGGATATGGTAAGCCTATAAACGATACAGGAATTAAATCATTTTTTGGTGGATTTAGTGGAATAGTAAGTGCAGTAACAAAAGTAGTTACAAGAGCAAAAGGTTTTTTTGGTAATCCTTTAGTATCTCTTGGAGTTACATTATTTTTAGCTTGGGTATTAAGACCCAAAGTTCCTGAAATAGAAGATTTTGGTACAAATGAATTTGATGATTTTGAACGAGGATTATTAGTTAATAAACAATCTAATGACGCAAATATTCCTGTTATATTTGGAGAAAGACTTGTTGGTGGAACTAGAGTCTTTATGGAAACTTCAGGTACAGATAACACTTATTTATATATGGCAATCGTTATGTCAGAGGGAGAGATAAACGATATAGAAGAAATAAGAGTAGATGATAAAGCTGTAACTTGGGCAAGTGCATTATCAGATGGTACAGAAGTAGAAGTAGGAAGTGGAGATAGTAATTTTTATAAAGATTCAGCAAGTTTAATTAGAGTAGAACCTCATTTTGGTACAGATGGTCAATCAGCATCATCTTTATTATCAACATTATCATCTTGGGGAAGTAATCATAAATTATCTGGTTTATGTTATTTAGCATTAAGGTTTAAATGGAATCAAGACGCATTTACTGGAATACCTAAAGTTCAAGCAAAGATACAAGGTAAAAAAGTTGTATTTTATAATTCTGGTTTAGCAGCACAAACAGCAGCTTATAAAACAAATCCAGCTTGGTGTTTATTAGATTACTTAACAAATGAAAGATATGGAAAAGGTATTGCTATTTCAGAAATAGATTTACAATCTTTCTATGATGCTTCAGTTGTTTGTGAAACGCAAGTAACACCATATTCAGGTGCTAGTGATATAAATATTTTTGACACAAATGCTGCAATAGATACATCACAAAAAATTATAGATAATGTTAGAGAAATGTTAAAAGGTTGCAGAGGTTATCTACCATATACAAATGGTAAATATAAATTAATTATTGAAACAACAGGAAGTGCAGCAATAACATTAACAGAAGATGACATTATAGGTGGATATAATTTATCTATTCCAACAAAGAATGAAAGATACAACAGAGTTATTGTTGGCTTTGTTAATCCAGCAAGAAACTTTCAAGTAGATGAAATTCAATATCCAGCAATTGATGATAGTGGATATTCTACTGCTGATAAACACGCAACTATGAAAACTGCTGATGGGGATTTTTTGCTAGAGGGTAGATTTACATTTAAAACTTTAACATCTCCATATCAGGCAGAAGAAATGGCAGAAGTTATTTTAAGAAGATCAAGAGAAGCATTAACACTTGGTATTAATGTTAGCTTTGATGCTTATGATTTAGCCATAGGAGATATAGTTAATATTACACATAGTTCATTAGGTTTCTCTGCAAAAGCATTTAGAGTTATGGGTTTAACTTTTAACGAAGATTTTACAATAGGATTATCTCTTGTTGAATATCAAGCTAGTCATTACACTTGGGCAACAAAATCACAAGTAAGTTCTACACCATCTACAAACTTACCTAATCCATTTACTATCCAACCACCAGCTTCAGTTACACTATCTGATGAAATGATTGAATATGCAGATGGAATTACTATTACAAGATTAAATATTGCAATAGGTGCAAGTCCTGACCAATTTGTATCAAACTACCAAGTAGAAGCAAAACAAAGTACAGAATCAGATTTTAAAATTATTTCTGTTGGAACACAATTAAATCACGAGTTTTTAAATGTTATTGATGGTGCAATATATAATGTAAGGGTAAAAGCAATAAATAGTTTAGGTGTAAATTCAACATTTACATCAGCAACTCATACAGTAGTTGGTGCAACTGATACACCATCAGATGTAACAGATTTATCAGTTAGTTTAGTAGGTTCTAATCAAATGGAATTATCTTGGACTCCTGTAACAGATTTAGATATTTCTTGGTATGAAGTTAGGTTTCAAAATGTTACAAGTGGAGCAACTTGGAATGAAAGTACACCTCTTGCAAAAGTCGTAAGAAGAAAATCCAATGCTTTAGTTGTAAATGCAGTAACAGGAAGTTTCTGCATAAAAGCTGTAGATAAATTAGGTAACAGTTCAGCTACCGCATCTATTGTATCTACTAACATTTCAGGATTACAAAATTTTACAAATGTTTTAACTGTGAGTGAATAATGGCTGATTTTTTAGGAACAAGAGATAGTAATATTGCAATATCAGAAGATAATGCTGGTAGAAAAGTATTAATTTTAGATACTATAACACAAGTTGATAGTTTAGTTGGTAATGTTGATTTGGCAGAGGGTGTCTTTGATTTAGGGGGTACAGACTCAACATCTAATCCAACAAATTTTGCGGCTAATATTCAATCATCAGGTTTTTATGATTTTTCAAATACACTTACGTTAGATGCTGTATATGACACTAATTTAGGTGCAGTTGCTAGTATGAGTTCAGAAGATGAGTACGATTTATTTGACTCAGGTAGAGGTGCATCAGAATTTGAAAGTGCTAAAGCACCTTTTGATGGTTCTCCTGAAATACAATGTGGTTCGGAAGTTCAAGTAGGTTTTGATGATTCTAGTTTAGACAATATTAGTACATTTCAAAAGATTGCACAACAAAGTACCATAAAAGGTAGATTTTTTAAATTTAGATGTAAGATAACAAGTGATGATAACAAAGTAAGAGCAAAAGTTCACGAGTTACAATTTAAGGTAAATATGGAAAAAAGAACAGAGTCAGGTGAAGATGTAGTTTCAAGTGCATCAGGAACTAGCATAACATTTACCAATGCTTTTTATGCAACTCCATCAATAGGTATCTCAGCACAAGGATTAGTTTCAGGTGACTATTATCAAATTACAAGTAAATCAAAAACTGGCTTTACAATAAGGTTTTATAATAGTAGTAATGTTGGAATAAGCAGAACATTTGATTATCAAGTTGTAGGACACGGCTTGAAATCTTAATTAAAATGAAATAAAAGGAATATATGAGTCAAGTATCAGATGTAGTTTTAGCAAATCAGGGTTTCGCAAGTTTTAGAACTGAATTGAATAATATTCTAGGTGCGTTAAATACAATGCACGTAGGATCATCAGCTCCAGGATCAGTAGCCACAGGCACAATTTGGGTTGATAATGGAACTTCAAATACATTAAAAGTTAAAATAAATGATGGCTCAGATAATATAGAATTATTTAGTATTAACACATCAACAAATGCTATAAGTAGTACAATGTCGGTCACAGGAACAATATCAGAAACAGACCCACAGGCAGCAGCTTTAGCGATTGCGTTAGGATAGGAAATTATGGCAAATACATTCAAAGTAAAAACAAATGCGGCTATGCCTGCAAGTGCTGGAACACCATTAACATTATACACTTGCCCTTCATCTACTCAAACTATTGTAATTGGATTAACACTTTGTAATGTTCATACAGTTGCAGTAACGGCAGATGTTCAATTAGTATCAGACACTTCAGATACAGAAACAAACGAAACAGTAAAATTAATTGATGGTGTAACTATTCCTGCTGGGAGTTCATTAGAAGTTTTATCAGGTGGTAAATATGTTTTACAAGCAACTGATATTTTAAAAATAGATTGTTCAGTAGCGGCAAAATTAGACTCAACATTATCAATATTAGAAATAACATAGGAGTAGTAAATGGCTTATATTGGCAAAACTCCAACTCTAGTTCCTTTAACAAGTTCTGATATTGCAACAGACATAATTAACAATACACACATTGGCGATACTGCTATTTCAGGTTTTGATGCTTTAGCAACTGCACCAGCAGACACAGATGAATTTTTATTATCAGATGCTGGAACATTAAAAAGAATTGATTATAGTTTAATTAAGGGTGGTGGTATAACAGTTGCAGATCAATTTAGAGTAACGGCTGATATGACTTCTAATCAAGACCCTATATCTTCTAACATTGAAAGAATTGATACTGCTGGACAAGGTGGTCTTACAGATTCACAGATGTCAGTAAGTTCTGGTATATTTACATTTCCAGCAACAGGGATTTATTTAGTTGATGCTTTTGGAACAGGCACTATAAATTCTAGCGGTGATAATATATCTTTATCAATATCTGTAACAACAGATAATTCTAATTATAATTATGTTGCTGCGGGAAATGATGGAACAAGTGGTAACGGAAATACTCATTGTACTTGTCAGAGTTTCATTGATGTAACTGATACTTCTAATGTTAAAGTAAAATTTGCGGTTGGTAGTATAGGAAGTGGATCAAAATTTCACGGCGAAACAACTTATAACTCAACTTGTTTTACATTTATAAGATTAGCAGACACATAGGAGATAAATTATGGCTAAAGATTATTTACAAGATGCACTTACAACATTCAATGGTGGTATGTGGTATGGTTGGGAAACACACGATGAAGATGGCAACAAAATTCCTGACAATGAAAGAATGCAATATAAATATATAAAAATTATCAAAGAGGGTGCTACTATGCCGTCTGAGGAAGAAGTAAATGCAAAGATTCAAGAACTTAAAGATGCAGATACACAAAAAGAAAATGATAAAATATCTGCACAAAACAAATTAAAAGCATTAGGTTTAACTGATGCAGAAATAGAAGCATTATAATATGGCATATATAGGAAAAGAACCAACAGTAGGAAACTTCCAAGTTTGTGATGCAATAAGTGTAGTCAATGGTCAAGCGGCTTACACAATGCAAGTATCATCAACTAATGTAACTCCTGAGTCTGCAAATCATATGTTGGTATCTTTGAATGGTATATTACAAAAACCAAACTCATCATTTACAGTATCAGGTTCAACAATAACTTTTGCATCTAATCTAGCAACAGGAGATGTAATTGACTTTATAATGTTACTTGGTAATGTTCTTGATTTAGGAACACCATCAGATTCAACAGTTACAGATGCAAAAACAAATTTTGTATCTACGTCCTCTGCGGCTGGGCTTCAAATACGTGGTGACGGGACTACCGATGGAACTTTACAATTAAACTGTTCTCAAAATTCACACGGAATAAAATTAAAATCTCCAGCACATTCTGCTAGTGCTTCATACACTTTGACTTTCCCAACAACAGATGGAAACAATGAAGAATTTTTACAAACAAATGGTTCAGGTGTTTTAACTTGGGCAACTGCGGGTGGTGGTATAACTGAAGCTGATATGTTTAGATTAACTGCTAATATTACTAGCAATACTGACCCAATAAG